TGGAATACCACCATACATGTCATTATCGCTTGCTCAAATAAAGTGTTATTGCAAATCCTAGATAGCAACAACTCATTATAAAAAACATACCAATTATTTTTTCCATAACTTAACAAGTACAATTAGTACAATTGCACATAACTTTCTCCTTATCGGTTTTTAAAGCACATTGCTATTCAACAGTAAAGCTAAAAGACCTACTAACTGGATGACCATCTGCTCCTATAACAGAAGCAGTAACAGTAAATTTTCCTTTAACCATATTATCGACAACAATGAGATAATCTTTTTTATTTTTTGCTTGTCGAACGAAATCACTGTCTAGCTCAGTACCGTTTTCTGATGTAACAGAAAATCTGAGCAATCTCACATCTTGATTAAAAGATAGAGAAACCCCTGTTGCTGCCTCAACAATCGAATCAGCAACAGGTTCAGTTTTTATTAGCTTGGGATGTGCTTGTACATATAAAGGTACTGCTAGCAAGCACAAACCAAAAAAGACTAATATTGTTTTCATACTGTTCATTTTAGGTTTTTCCAGGTCATTGCGCCAAAGAACATTTCGTCCTCTGACATTTGCCCCCAAGGTACTGAACGCTCAGGATCTGGGTTTGCAGGATTCATTGCTGAATTATCAAAAGCACCATCTACAGTGATGGTTGTTCCTGCAGGAATAAACTTAGGCTCTTCCCATGTATAAGCAAGTTGCCAATCATAATCGTAGTTAGCAACATTGATTAAATCTTCTTGGGTACCATCAGGATAATATGCTACAGCCTTCATGCTCTTACCTCTCCAATGCATATGAGGCAAGAAAGTATGAAGTTCAATATCATTTCTGATATTAATACTTTGTGTTTGTACAAAGTTAGGATCGCCTGGAGGAATGTTGGTCCATTCATCGGGGAAGATACAAGCACACATACCAGTCATTCTTTCTTCAGGTACTTCGCCTTCTGGATAAAACCAAACACCGAGTTTAGAATTATCAGTCGCTGCTGTACCGTTTGTAGTATAATGCAATTGCAGTTGTAGGCTTGAACCTGCTTTCAATAACCCACCAGTGTTCTCAGGAAAAACTGTAGCAGTACCACCAGGAACATATGCAGCCAAATCTACTTGATCTGAGTCCCTACCAGATTGATTACCAAGAAAGCCTTGAAAACTAGGTCTTGAATCAGGTGGTACTAATTGATTTAGTGTGTGGTGTAATACAGTTCTATCACCAGGCAACCATTCACTTGCCTGTACCCAGCGATCTTCTTCCAATGGAATATCGACTGTTACATAACGATATGGAATCATACCGGTAGCAGGAATTTCTTGTGGTGGTAGATCTATAATTAGATCGGGCTCTCGGTTTAATTCTAAAGCTCCAGTCCATTGAGTAGTAGGAACCTCATATAGTGCGAGAGGATCTTCTGCTAATGCTAGTGTTGGCAATACTGTTAAGAGTGCCAGCCATTTATTCATCGTAGTCTCCTGGTGAACCGTTAGCGATCCACTGAATAAGTTTTTGTTGTTCTTCTGTAGTTAAGTTCATGTCATTCGTAAACTCACCAATTGTAGGATCTAATTGTCCTGGTGGCATACGCAATGTAAGCAACGCTTCGTTTATTGCAGGACCAAATGCTTGAACAATTTGATGATTAGTCATTGCCCAAGGTCCTATACCACCATACCTATGACAGGTAACACAGTTATCAATAAGTATTGGTGCTATATCATTTGTATAAGAAGGTTCACCCCAATCAGTTTCAATTGGTGCGCCATCTTCTATAACAGAACGGTAAATAATTTCTCCTGTTATAGGATCCATATACACAACTTCATTTAATTGTGTAAGACGTAAAGCCTTAGACACAATCTTAGCATCATCCATCAGCATAGCAACATTTTCATTTACTGCATTTTGTTCCGTATCTCTAGACTCACCAGTAGGATTAAGGAAAAAGAATTTAGTCTTTTCGTTTCCTACGCTATTGATAGTACCAAAAAATGCTTGCTTTGCTTTTTCACTACTTTGCGCTGATGCTGTCATAATGGCAATCTTATCATAATTACCATAGTATCTCATCAGATGATAATTGCCCTCTGTATCAAGCAGGGCAAAATTTTGTGCTGATGCTGTAAAAGATACCAACATCAAAAATAATATTCTAATCATCATTCAAAACCTCTTCTGCATACTTTCCAAGCAATTCAATTTGCTCATCAGTAAGTGCAGCTGCCATACCAAACATGATAGCGCTTTGGTCACCTCTATAAACACTATCTCTATAATCGCTCAGTGCTTCAATGACATACTCACTTGTTAATTTATTCAATGAGGGGAATCCTGGCTTCCCCTCACCATTATTACCATGACAAGTAGCACATACTCTCCAATTTGTTTCAATACTACTAAAATCAGTTTCTTGTGCTATTGTATATTGAGACAAAAGTCCCATCAAAAATAATATTCTAATCATCACTTGCTGCTAAACTCCTTGCTTCCTTTTCTCTTCGGTCAGCTAATATAGTTTCATATCCCTCATCATCCAAATGTGTTACAGCAATCCAAGCGTGTGACATTTCATCACCAGTTCTTGAACCACCTACTACCCACATATCAGGATCAGGATTGTTAGGATTATCAGCAGTATTGTCATACCACTGCTTGATTACTAGAACAGCTCCAGCAGGTACTAGAGGTGCTACGTCTTCAGCATAAATGTGACTGTGATGCCACGTTGCTGACCAATTAGAAATCTGTGATACTTGTTCTGTACGTCCTGTTTCAGGATAAAAGATCTCCAAACTAGCTGCGTTCATACGCAAATGTCCGTGTGGTTGAAAACTATCAATACGGACAGGGTGGTCAAAACTATGAAAGCCCTGAGTCATAGCATAGCCATGAGGAGGAATAATGAGATGTCCATTTTGATAACCTTCTCTCAAAGGATATAAACGAAGGTCTTGATTATACACATCGTTTACTTCTGCATAATCTTCGTCATGGAACCAAAGACCAATTTCTACAACATTGTCTTTAATCATTCCACCTTCAGCAGTTGCACCTACACCACCTGGGAACATATGAATATCCCAGCGTACTTGTGAATTAGCTGGCATAGTACGGCAAACACCCTCAGGCATTAATTCACCCCATTTGCCCATTGCATACTCAGTTAATTGACCATAAGGTACCAATTCACCTTCTTCGTCAAAAACATATACGTCTGAATTAGCATGATGTACTACAGCAGCAGCATCACCTCGAGGTTTAACTTGTACAGCTTTAATACATCGGCTTTCAGTAAGGCCAGGATCTACAAATTCCTTACTCCACAAATCATTACCGTTGGCAGGAATATCATAGGCTTTAGAAGGAACAATAAGATCTGGTTGTCCAAACATTGCAGCAAAACGCCAATCATCTGGATCTGGCATTTCAGGCAATTGAGGAACAATATCAAGATCACCATAAGGTGAACCTGCATTTACCCAATCAACGATTGTTGCAATCTGTTCATCAGACAATCTCCAATCGCCTTCTAAGTCTTGAATGCCAATATGCTGGTCGTAAGCATAAGGAGGCATTTCCCTATTAGCAACTCTCATTTGTATAAGAGGAGCCCAAGGGCGTACTTGATCGTATGTTTCGAAACTCATTGGACCTACACCACCAGGACGGTGGCATGTTACACAGTTGTTGTTGATAATTTCTGCAACATCATCTGTATACGTTTGAGCTACTGCTGCAAAAGGAAACAGCAATAAGAAGAAAAATTTCTTCATATCTATTCTCCGTTAATTAGTCCACACGGGAATCATCGCGTCATCACGACGTGGATTTTATTTACTATTTAGCTTTTACCTTCAAAAGCTGTTTTACCATAAAATGCTGCAACAATTGCTGCAACAGAAACAAAGTATGTTGGAGCCATATCACCTAATGTTGACGCACCTTCGGGCATACCAAAGAATGATGCGCCTAATACACAAGCTGGATATAATAACATACCATATAACGCAAACCATGCCATACTACGTTGTGCGTCTCGCATAGCATCTTCATCTTCTAAACGCTTACGTTTAAATTCAAGATACATTGCTTTTTCTTCTTCGGTTACTTTACCATCACCATCCCAATCTGCGGGTGCTGATTTTGCTGGTTTAGTTTCCTCTGCCATAAGATACTCCTACTTTTTTATTTTTGTTTTTTTCTCTAAGGCTTGTAGTCTTTTATCTAATTCTGGCCATACCTCAAACTCATGTAATTCTTTTGCAGGATGAGCCATCTCTTCAAGTTTATCTATCCTTGCAGCTAAATGTGGAAATTCAGATCTCCACTTTTCTTCTTTCCTTGCTAAATGTATATCATATTTTACAGCTAGATATTCCATAAATGTATCTAGTTTTACTTGAAACCAGATACCCACTCTAGTACTCAAAAACCATTTACCAAAAGCAGATCCAAATATTCCAGTTATTGCTGCTCTAAGTAAAAGTAGATACATTAAAGCTCCTCGCGAGGTACTATAGATGAACCACCAAACCAACAAACGGCTTTCCATGCACACCATTTTTTCCAGCTAGCAACATGATCTGCAGAAACATCCATTGCTTCTTTAAATACTTTATCAGCCACATATTTTGCGTCAGCTGCTGCAACAGATACATAACCGTGTTGGTCGTTTTGATCGCGATATTGACGAATACACCAATATATGTAATCATGTACTACACCAGCACGTGCTACATCAAATGGAGCAATAAACCACCATATACCACGTGGTACTGATGCAAGATCAGTTTTAAAACCTTTAGGCACAGTGATTTTATTATTCTTATTGATTTTTACACCAACTGCTTTTAATGCTGCAGCTTCTTCTTCGCTAAGAACATCGGAATCAAACGATAATGACAAGTCTAATATCCAAGTTCTTGGAGGAAGAAAATCTGCATCAAGTAATCTATTAAATTTTGCCATTAATAATCTCCAAAATATTTGTCTAACATTTCTAATTTGTCATCATATTCAGCCATTTGTGATAATTCACCTTCAATAGCTTCCATAATATCAGAGTGTTCTCCTATACCTGCAGGATTTTTTAAGTACACTTCAACATTCACACGATGTTTTTCAATGTGACCTTCAAAGTGTTTTCTACTTGCATCTAATAATTGATCTCGTAATTTCATCGTCCTAAACTCGCTAAATGTTCTAATCTAACCATTAATCTTTCAGCCCTGTTGGTCACTTGTCTATACCAACGACTGTCACGTCCTTCTTTTGCTGCTTCCAACCAATCACCACTTTCAATAGCAGCATTAAACTTCTTGAAACCAGAGAGGCGAGGGCGCCCCATATTAAACATCATATTAACCAAGATCTCCTGTACTTCACCCGGCAACTTTCCAAAGTCCCCTTCTCCGTATAAATTATGACATTCGCTAATTGCTGTGTCGAGATCTTTACTGAAACATTCCTTGACTCTTTCTTCTGAGACTGCTGTTCCAACTTCTTGTCCGTATTCGGCATCCGCTTCGGTAACAAGGTGACCGACTCCAAAGGTTGGATATCCGAGGTGGTCTTTGTATATTTCATACTCTACCCCCTCGTCTATTTTTAATTGTTCGTAAACTGCTTCTCTATTCACTGGTTATGAACCTTTAATCGCGCTTGTCTTTCTTCTTCGCTTTCTGGAGGAGTATCACCTTCTATTTCTTCATTCATATATTCTTCAGCTGTGGTAAATTTCATATCCTTTTTACCGAATACTCGTTCCCAATTTTCATTGTAAGCTTTTTGATCTACTTTACGATATCTAGAACCCTTTCCACCATGCCATTTATCACTCACGATATAAATCCTCCCACCGTACTAATTTCTTTTGAACGTGACACCAAAACCAGCCGTCATAACTATTCATAATTATTCCATATAAATTTTTTGTAAATGTGTTTCAAATTGTTCGACCTTTTCTAAACGATTCGGCCAAAGTATATATTCCTTTTCTGGATTCTTTTTTAGATTGGTAAGAAGTGGAGTGATTGAATTATATAGTTTATCAATCTTTGCTTGTAATTGATCTGCGCTTGATGCTGCAGTTGTTGCTTGTGTAGTGGCTTGTTGTACTGCTTCAAGTTCTGTCTCGTCAACGGCCGTAAAGCCAAAATCAAATATATCGTCCATTATTAACTCCTTTGAGCAGCCATCCAAGCTTTTACTTGTGGCTTATTAACAGGTACTTGTGTTGACCAACGTTTTATCCTTTTATACGCGCTTGTAGATGCGCCTTCGTAATTCGATCCTTCAGAGTTATCAACAATAATCATCATGTCGCCAAATAGGTTTTGAAATTTACCTATATTATTTTGAACATCTTTCCACATAGTTTTTACCATACCATCTGGTAAACTTCTAGATCGTTTTTGATTTCTAGTTAAAGCAGTAGTCAAATCAGTGTTTACAAAAATCATTCCAACGTCATAACCAAGCTTCTTTAAGTTATTAGCAAATTTAGCAATCTTCGCATAATCCTTTCCAGTGCCATCAATAACTAAACCAAGTCTTCCTTTTAAAGCTAATTCAACTTGCTTATTGGTTAGTTCTTTTGCTTTTTGTCTTATCTTTTGAGCTTCTGGAGAAGCAATATTTTCTGGGTCCATTTTCATCCCAGCATTCTTAAGAGCTAATTCAAACGCAGAGTCTGAATTGATTGATTTGAATCCTAAAGAAGTAAGACCAGTTTTTCCAACCATAAAAGATTTTCCTGAGCCAGGACCACCGGCTAAGAAAATTGCTTTAAAAATTGAAGGGTCATTAATCCCTTCTTGTAGATATTCATTAAACGTTAACATACAACTATTTATATGAAATCTATGTTTAAGATTTTTTCTTTATTTGCTTTTGTATCTTTTTAGCTTTTGATTCTAATCTTTTAGTAACCTCAATATCATCCATCCAGACATCTTTTCCATCTAATATTGAATTTATTTCTTTCACTGTTAAAAAATCAGCATATACGTTTTTAAGTAAATCTTCAGACCACGCTCTTTCATAAGTTAATTGGTCAATCATTTCTCCACCTTTACCAAAGCTTCCACCAGAATAATTATGAAACATAAATGATGAATGACCAGAAATTTCAAATTCACTTGCTTGTAAGAAAATCATTGTTGCTGCTGACATACAAGCACCTTCAACTGAAGCAACAACATGAGCTTGTGTTTCTTGTAAAACTCTTATAAATTGTACTGCCGTATAGAGATCGCCACCAAAACAATTAATTCTAAGGTAAATAATATCATTAGGTCCAGCGTTTCGTATATGATTAAACCAATCAATATAATCTTCTGGAGATGTAATAGTACCAGACAAATAAAATTCTGAAACTTTAT